CGTAGGAAGAAGCCATCTTCGTTTGATTGGCTTCCTGTCACTGCCTCAATCATGCCGTTCAGAATCGTGGTTTTGCCCACGCCATTTCTGCCGATAATTGCATGGATGTTTGTGCTAGGGGTCGAAAGTGCTTTAACTTCAAAGCTTAACTCAAAACCCGCCATCCGCTCCGTAGACTGTTTTTTATAAATGAAAGAGAAGTCTGTTCTTTCTGCTCCACCGGAAAGCACGCGTTTAAATTGCTCGTTGATTGTGTTGATGCTTACTCCGCGCAGTAGTGATGTTGAGAATACGCGCTCTCCCATTGCGTTTTTTAGATTGTCAGTGCTGAAAACAATGTCTCGCAAGCCAATTAATAATTTCTCACATGTGTCTGCGGATATTTTGGAAAGTTTTTTGTAGTAATCTACATCTGTGCCAAGAGAGAAAAAAATTTCATTTAAATTTGTGAAATTTTTGCCAATTTTGGATGCGGTTGTTTCTGATTCGATTTGTCCTTTGAATCCAATTTTTACGTTTCCTATGTCATGCTTTGATCCGATTTCATCAAATAGTGTTACATAGAACATGGTGGTGAAGGAGAAGTCATTCCAGTTGTCTATTGTTAGGAACGTACTGTTCTTAACCCCGGAAGGAAATATTTCATTTCTGCCTTTTAAGATGAAGTCCATGTCGTCAGTCTTCTGGTTAGATTGCTTGCGTCTCATTTTAAGGTGATGAATCGACGAGCGATTTTGGCATGAGACGTTCCCAATGAAGATAGCGCAATGCTACTACTTCGTCCATTACGGTTTATTGAGATTTATTGACTGAATTTAATAGCGATTTTAACCGAGCGGCGGCTAAAGATTCAGAGCGTGTTGAAGCATCCCCACAACATCCGGCCCATCCTCATTAATCCAAGTCCCATAATGCTGTCGAATCATATTCCCATTCGTATGCCCCATCTGCTCCGCGATCCAATCAATCGAAGCCACCCCCGTAGTCAATAACTGACTGGCATAGGTATGCCGACACTGCCCCGGCCCTCTATACCGAACCCCAGCCGCATTCAAATGCGCCTTAAAAAACCGATCTCGCACCACAAAATCACTCACGTGCGGCAACCCGCTTTTACTGTTCACAAAGACAAAGCGCAGCGTGTGCTTGCGAATCGTCTTGTTATCCCGCTCAACAATATCGACCGTTTCAGCTCTTTTAACCTTGTTGATCGCATCAATCCTGCGCAGCGCATCCCAAGCCGGCGCCAACAGCCGGACCCGCCGCGTTGACCGCCGAGTCTTCGTCACCCGATAGGCCCCGCGCACCTTCGATCGGCGGAACGTCACCGTCCCTTGCTCCAGATCGACATCCTCCCAAGCCAGCGCAATCGTTTCCGAAACCCGCGGCCCCGCCCAAATCATGAATTGCACCATCAACACCTCCTGCATACGTGAGGTCGGCGTTTCAAGAATCTGCTTTATCTCCGCTCGGGTGAACGGATCCGGCGCCTCAGGATCCGGCAGGCGCACGAACAGTCCCTCCGTAGGATCATGCGCGACCTTTTTCCGGGTGCGATACAGCCGAAACACCTGCCGCACATTGCAGATGATGTCGCGAATGGTCTTGTTCTTGAGTCGTTTCGAAAGCGTGTCCTGTACCCACTCCTGCAAGTCCAGGTGATCGATCTGGTCGATCTGAACCTTGCCCCAGCGCGGTCGCACATGTACTTCAGCCTTATTGGAGTAACCTCGGTAAGACGTTGCGGCAACGCTGTTGCTTTTGATCTTTAGCCACAGATCCAGGTAATGGCCGAAAGTGTTTTCAACCAGCTTGCCTGAGTCGGGAAAGTGCCGGCTGTAATCGAACGTTCCAGCTTGAATCTCGTATTCGATGATGTTCACCAGGCGCGCTGCATGCTCCCGGTTGGCCGCTGTGTTGCCTCCAGGGATACGCTCCCGGCAAAGCTCGCCATTGAAACGGAAGTAGACCCGCACGGAATTCCCGCGGGCCTCTACGCCATCTGCCATATGCACCTCCTGTGCTGTGTGTGCTGATCTCAGTCCTGACGCAACAACCAAAACAACCCAGCGCTCCGTCTCCGAGCCGAGGGCTTTCCTGTCCGAGCCTCCTCAATTCGACGCTGTGCCGCCGCCAACTGCCGCGCCTTGCTGCATCGCTGATGGTCACCATGCGCCCGTGACTTTCCGCACTGTTCACAAACACCGTTCAAATCCAGACTCCAGGGGAACGCTTTTTTCCTCTTCATAACCCCCTCCCAACAACGTCGAAAGAGCAGGTGTGTAAGTTGAAATGTCGCTTCACCCTCGAGGCGGGCGAAAGCCATAAATCCATTGTCTGCATTGTGTTTCTCCATCGAGCACATCCCAGCGCTGTCGCACCGGGTGATCCTTTGATTGCAGGGGTTAGGCGCGCTGAAAAATCCAGCAGCGCACCGTGGTGGTCTTCTTGGGCATGGCGTGGCTGGCGGCTTGCGCAGCACGCACCGCGCTGTAGATCGCCTTATTGGTCTCCAGCCACTTACGGCTGCGGCTGTTCACCAACAGTCCACGCAACGTCTTGAGGTCGCCCAGGTTCTGTCGGTGCACGCTGGCCATCTCGGCAAACTCGTTGAGATTGATGGCGATCAGTTTCGGATCGATGCTGTGATTGACCTGCGGGCCTTCCCCGAGGCTTTCGAGGTATTCGTAGACCTCCCAAAACTCGGCAACGAGCGGATGGTCTGCGCTGATCGCGGACTGGCGTTCAAGGGCCATGGTCATCAACGCCTGGTGTGTCGTGGCAACCTGCTTTTCATCGAGCGGGCACACCAAACGCAGACAATCCACCAGAGCCATCAACTGGCTGTGGTTCTTGATAATCCGCTCAACGCGAATGTCTTTGAGCTCGCGTAACTGCCGCTCATGAACAAGCACTCGCTCGGCGAACCGAGTCATCACCTGCGTTTCAGCGCGTACGGCCAGCAGCAAAAAGTGGCTCAAGTGTTCAACTGGAATCAGATTCAAATTGTCAGCGGCCGCGCGACTCTCAGTCGTTACCTCCGGCCGCGCAAAATGCGATTTGATGATCCGCGTGAGGATTGCTTCGGAAGCGCTGACATCGGCGTTCTGACTAATCGCAATCGCCCCGCGAAACGGTGGCTCGTAAGTCTCGTTTCCACTGGTTTTCATTCCTTTGGTACCGAGCGTTCCGCCCCCGTAATAGTCCTTCAGCTCGTCCCAGTCGAAGCCTTTGGCGTGCGCCTTGTCTGGTTCATTCCGGTCGCCCTCGATCAGTACCACCGGCATGTTGGAGACTTGGCCCATCGCCCGCTGACGCCCGGCGCGGGTCGATTTCGACGGATCAAAACCCTCGTGTTCGCGGCCGAGCAATTTCCACAAAAAAGTCAGCAGCGTGGTTTTGCCGGCGCCGGCCTCACCGGTGACTTCAAGGAACGGAAACGACTTGTACTTCGCTCGGATCTGCTCGGCGAACAGCGAGCCAAACCAGAAGGCGAGGGCGACAATTCCCTTGGCACCAAAGCACAACCACAACATCGGCAACCAGTCAGTGCGGTACTGCTTCCCGTCGCGCTGAATGTGCATGGTGATCGACTTCTGCAGTGTCTTGAGTCGCAGCTTGCCGAACTCGAAAAAGTCTTCCTTGTTCACCAGACTGACGATGCCGCCGCGTACCGCGAGGTCGCCAAACACGTAGCAACTGTGCTGCTTGCTGTAACCGACGAAGTCGATCGTTTCAACGGTCTTCAAACCGAACAGTTGATCCTTCATGATCTTGTCGAGCTGCTTGCTGCTACCGGTGAACACCGCGCCGGCAGCCATCCCCAATAGCCGTTTTTTGAACTCACTGGCGGCGGCAACCTGTCCGCCGGTGAACGTGTTTTTGACGCTGCCACTGTCGTGGGGGAAGTCGACGCGAAAGTAGTACCAGGATTCGTCGGTGACTTCGTTGCGTTGAAAATACAGGGCCTGCGGGTAACAGTTGGCGATCTCTACGACACCACCACATTGCCGCAGGGCTTTTTGCCGGCGCTGGCCTTCGCTCAGAAGCTGGTCTTCGTGAAGGTCGGAAGATTCCAGCGCATGCATCGCCCGGCTGAACCTCTCCAGGTCCATCTTGAACCAGTACAAACGGCTGTCGAAGCCGAAGTGAAATTCATGGCGCTCGCGCCAGTCGTACATCAAAACGCCTTTCTCTGAAGCGCTTTCCGCGATCAGTAAGGCGCCGTGATAGCGGGCGGTGGCTACGTCTTTTTTGATCTGCTCGGCGCGCTGGTTTTCGTCATCGATGAAAGCCCAGCGCTGATGTAGATCGTTCCAGTCGACCTTGCGGCTGTCCGTCTGCGGGATCTGCGCGGCCTCGCATTCGTAACCCAGGGCGCGAGCTTGGCGCACCCAGCGCTTGGTGTACTTGTGCGCGCCCGGTTCGTTGTCCAGTGCCCAAACCAGCTTGGGCAACTTGCCGCCGCGCTGGCGTGCGAGTTCCTTTAGTGAATCCTCGGGGAAAGCGTTGGACGACATTGCGGACGCTGCCGCAATGTCGTTATGCATCAAAGCGATCGCGTCGAAAATGCCTTCGACAATCCAAAGCTCTTTGACCTCCAGCAGCTTGATGGAGGGCGGGCACCACCAGACACCACGCGGACTGTCGCCGGGCTTGAAGCGCGCTTTCATCTTGCCGAAGCGATGCGGCCGATCGATCAGGCGCTCCCAGTAACCTCCCTTTTCCAGCGTGAACCGCACCGTGGCGCTGCCGGCGTTTAACGCCTCAGAGAAATACGTTTCCTGAGAGAACCAGCCCTGAATCAGTTCAAACCGAAAGCCTCGGGCAAACTCAAGGTAAGCCCGAGCGGTCGCCATGGGAAATTGCTCAGAGGAGGGCGCACGCTTGCTCCAATCATCGAACAGGTCTTCGTAGATATCCTTGAGGTGCCACCGCTGCGCGCATTTGCTTTCTCGTCCGCAGATGAGCAGCCAAGGCTCTGAATAGCGCGTGTAGAGTTCCTTTTTTCCACACGCGGGGCATTTGCCGCCTCGCAGATAATCGGTACTCAAGCGGCGCTGGAGCCCATAGTCATCCTTGAGGCGCAGCAGCACGTCAGCATGCAGGTTGCTGGCAAACGCGCTCACCGGTGAAACTTCCTCCCGAGCCCGTGGGAGAGCGCCACAATCAGATGCCGCAGCCCTGACATCATCGGGATTTCCGCAAGCAACGCATCGTGGCGCTGGTCAATGGGGATCGAGCTGAAACGCTCCTCGTACCAGTGTGTCTGGAAATGCTCCGCGTATTGGGAGCGTATGGCGTCGAGCAGGAGTTCTGTTTCAACGCGAGTCAGGTTGCTGTTGATGCTGACGTTATCTTCCATGAAAACCTCGAATTTTAGGCAAAGCGCATCCGTCATCCCGCAGAGCGGGAATGCCGTTTGTTTAAAAGGGGTGGGTGCTTAGAGCGTGTTGCCGACGCCGACTGTGCTAACTGGATGCTTGGCGCATTGCATGTCAGTCCAGGCCAAATGCACCAGCTTCGCTGCAAGGCTGGCGGGCACTTCCAGGCCAACGATCAAATGGCGCTCAGCGCTACTGAACAAACGATCTGAATCAGCCAAGTATTCCGCGCGATGCCGCAACAGGTAAGCGTGAGCCGCGTCCTGCATGCAGGTGCGATAGTCGGGGGCAAAATGGATGGCGTTCATAGTGCGGCCTCCATTCCTTGAGGCGGAATCAACGACATCTGATGGTCATCGGGCTGCATGGCTGCTCGACGCAACGCCACACAGGCCAGGGGGAGTTGTACGGCGGGGTTTGCCATGCCGCTGGGGCTCATCTCATGCGTCATCTCAAACTCAGCCCGTACGGACCAGCCGCAAGCTTCATTGAGGCATTGCAGATAAGCGACGCGCAGAAAGATATGAGTGCCTTCACTAGTGCGTATTCGCATCCGGGAATGGCAATGGGGGCAAACGAGTTTGTAAGTGCTCAATGGCGGCATCCTTGCGTTAATGAACGATGGTGTAGCTCAGTCTCCGGCGCTGATCGTGCCGAGCTTGATACCCAGTAACACCGCGGCGTTGTGTGCTTTGCCGCGAAGCCCTTTCTTGCGGCCGTTGAGCAAGTCACTGACCAAATTGCTGTTGAGATCATTGCGGCGGCAGAACTCAGCGAGACTGATGCCCCTTCGATCCAGTTCCGCTCGGGCTTGCTCGGTTGTGAGTGGGGCGGGCATAGTGTCCATTCGTGTGCATTCGTGTTGGTTTGACTTCATTATGCCCAAATAGTTGGGCCTGTAAAGGGTGAAAGCTTGAAAAGTTGTGCATCTCCGGAAAACTTGGATGTTGGAGTGGGTGAGCGTTTGCGCGAAGAAAGGACGCGCTTAGGCCTCAACCAGGATGCCTTTGCACAGCAGGGCGGCATCACGCGTAATACTCAGGGCAGCTATGAAAAGGGGGAGCGCAACCCCGATTCCGCCTATCTCACAGCGGTGGCCAAGGCCGGCGTGGATGTGCTTTATGTCCTGACCGGGGGACGTATGCCGGCTTCCGCCAGTGGCCTCAATGCTACTGAGGATCAGCTGCTTCAGCAGTTCCGGAGCCTGTCCGATTATGACCAAAAAGCTGTGCATCGCATCATAGGTGCCATGGCCGAAATCACCCATCTTTCGGGTGCCAAGAAATAACTCGTCGACATTTAGGACATTCGTTACGACGGATTTCGGTTTTGATTTTCCACGCTCATGAGTAACGTTGCGCCTGCAATGCACTTAATGGAGTAGTGGGCATTTGGATCAAGATGAAAAGGAGAACATACGCACGCAACAACCCAAGTGCGAAATGTCCGAATTAACTCAGGAAGAGCGCAATCTTCTCGCATGGTATAGAGCGATGACCGAGGCGGATCGTGGGTACATAAGCCGCATATCGCAGGCGCTTATCCAAAAGCCGTGACCTCAAAGGCCAGTACGAGCGACCTGATTTCGACGATTGATGGTATTGAGATGAAAACACCAAAGGAAACCCGGCCCAGCGTCGGGTTTTTTCATGGCTTTGGGGGGAGGGCGCCAATACTCAGCACGCCCTACCACCATTCACCTACCCAAACCGCTGAAGATTCAGTTGCTATTTTTCCTGCAAAATCATCGTCTTAGATCTGGGTGAAACGGCTTTTATTACATCATCGATCACTGCCTTTCCCATCTCCGTTAGGAAATGCGCAGCCCAAGCATATTGGTCAGTGTCTTTCGCGAAAGCCGCGTCTTCGCTGAGCGATTTGGCCAGGCATAGCAGATCAGAGGCTTGAGACAACGCGTCTTTGACCGGAACGCCTGCACAGATTTGAAACAGCGGTTTGTCACCGCAGTAGATGAAGGGGGTGAAACCGCCGGTTTTTTCTTCGACTTCTTCGATCATTGGTCACCTCCACAGATGGAGAGCCGTTGAGAGACGATAGGGGCATAGCTTTGGGAGTGAAGCGGGACTTTCGTTAGTGCAGCGTTGCGCATGGTCTAACTCCTTGACATGGGAGCTGCCACTTTCGTTTCCAAGCGAATGGGTGGCAGCTGTACGCAGGTTGGAAACCGGGAGTCAAGGAGACCGGCACGCCCTAAAGACGTCCCACGCACAGCCGCCATAACATAAACATACAGTCGTAAAAGAACGCTGATGCTTATGAGGGGAGCGCTGTTGCGTGACTCGACGGGTTTCCAAGCCCGATCGCTGAATGTGCAGCGATGTCTGGAGAATATTCCGGCGAATTGAAGGTCGGCAAGGCGCTGGCCTGCTGAGAGCACAGAAGTCGTGCTTCCTTACGCAACTCGCGGATTTTGCCTACAACTTCAGCCAGAGTCACTCGATATTCTGATGGCCGTGCCAACAAGCCGCCGACTCACTTGCCTGTGACGCGTAGGTTTTCCATGAGAGATCAGGAGTCATCCAGTGAGCAACATGAGATACAACGGCTATGCGGGCCGAATTGAATACAGTGATGAAGAAGGCCTTTTTGTCGGCCAAATAATAGGTCTCAAAGATCTCGTTGGATTCCACGGGACTTCAGTCGCAGAGCTGCAAATAGCGTTTCAAGAGGCTGTAGTTGATTACCTCGAAACCTGTGCCCGGCTTGATCGCGTACCTCAAAAGCCGTATTCGGGAAATCGCTGACACCGTACCTGCAAACGGCAGGCGAAAAAAAACCGCCTTTGCAGGGCGGTTCTTTTGTAAGCCTTCGCTTGCGGCTCGGGCTAAGTACGTCTCACAGACAATACTGGCGTACGGTCATGTTATTAATCTTTGCTCATCCTCGCAAGGTGATTTTTGAGCCACACGACCAAACCGCCGAAAAGTGCTTTTTGGTCGATACCCCGAAGCGATGATGCTGGCAGAAATACCGATTTACAAAAGCCCCTTATCCTTTTGCCAGAGAACCCCGGTGGATCAGGTTAAGATGCCGTCGCTCGTATGCCAGTGCGGCGGTGAGGTTTGGCTGGTGGCATAACAGATTTATGCCCTCTGACACGGTTTTGCACCCGTGCCGGATGATGCCTCGGAGGGGTTTCAACCGGCCGCCTCACAGGCAATACTGGCGTATCTGCTGAAGGCACACGTGATCCGGTAAGTGTGCTGGAGGTTTGGCCCCCAACCTGGAGGCCAAAACGTATGAAGCTTTTGCTGCGTACGCTGAGCCTCGTATGGAGATTGTTTAAAGCGTTTCGCTTTTACGAGTTCCTGCGAGACCACTTCGACGACCTGAAGTAGTAGTCGTTATTGTGGGGAAAAGCCCGTTTCAGTTTCGGCTGAGACGGGTTTTTTTTGCCTTTAAAACTGTCAAAAATAAGATTTTCCATCATTCATTTCTTGGAGTCTTGTAGGGCATTTCGTCGGCATCTGTAGGTATCATCCGAAGACTCTGAATATACTGGTTATGCGTACAGTATTATTCGCATGGGAAACTGAAACGATGAAAAACTCAATCACTGTCACATCTGTCGCACATTCAAAAGACCTGACGCACTGGCAGGCGATGCTCGCCGATAGATCCGCGCTTTTCGCTCGACCAGGCGCTCACCACAAAGCACTCCTGACCGGAGCCCGCACCCTATACACAAATAAGGTGATTGATAGCGATGACCTCTGCGATCTGCTTGAGTTGGCGGATGGGGCGCTAGCCTTTGCGGTGGAATCGATGCTCGACATCAATAGCGATGAGTAGGCAGTGACGGGTCACCTCGTCTCTAAAGTCCATTTCTCATCCAGGTTCGAATCATGAGTGTCACCATCCTTGGCCCGTTGTCGGCGGGCGGCGAAACGCTCCCGCTTTACTCGTTCCGTATACCGGCGGGTTTTCCGTCCCCAGCCGCCGACCACATCGAAAAGCATATCTCCCTGGACGAGCTGTTCGATATTCGAGCGCCGCACGTCTACCTTGCCAAGATCGAGGGCGACAGCATGCAAGGCGCGGGAATATTTTGCGGCGATCTGGTCATCGTCAATCGCAGTCTCAATGCCGAACACGGCGATATTGTCATCGCCGGCCTCAACGCCGAACCCATCTGCAAACGCCTACACCGCCGCGACAACGTGGTCATGCTGCTATCGGCAAATAGCAAATATCCGCCGCGCTACGTGATGGAGGGTGATGAATTGGTGATTTGGGGCGTAGTGACCTATAGCGTGCGCGACCATGGCAGGTCGTGAGCAGGTCTTTGCCCTCATTGACTGCAACAGCTTCTACGCAAGCTGCGAGCGAGTCTTTCGCCCTGATCTAGCCAAGACCCCCATCGTCGTTCTGAGCAACAACGATGGGTGCGTTATTGCCCGCAGCTACGACGCCAAACCCTTTGTGAAAATGGGCGCGCCGTACTTTCAAATCAAAGACGTGTTGCGCCAACACGGCGTGCAGGTCTTCAGCAGCAACTACGCGTTGTACGGCGACATGAGCGAACGCGTGATGACAATCATCGAGTCCATGGTTCCGGCGGTGGAGGTGTACAGCATTGATGAGGCCTTCGCCGATCTCACCGGCATTCCGGGTGACCTGACCACCTTCGGCCGAACCATTCGCGCCGCCGTCTACAAAGGGACAGGCATCCCGGTAGGCGTCGGCATTGCTCCAACTAAAACCCTGGCGAAACTCGCCAACTACACTGCAAAGCGGCTGCAAGCCCACACGGGCGGCGTGGTGGATATCTGCGATCCCGTGAAAAGGGATTGGGTATTGCGTAACACCGATGTCGGTGAAGTCTGGGGCGTCGGGCGCCGGATGAAAGCTCACCTTGAGACCATGAACATCAAAACCGCGATGGATCTGGCCAAGGCTGATCCTTGGACGCTTCGACAGAAATTCAGCGTAGTGATTGAGAAAACCGCGCGTGAGCTCTCTGGCACCGCGTGCCTGGAGCTCGCCGAGGCCGAGCCAGCTAAACAAGAGATCTGCAGTAGCCGTATGTTCGGCAAACGCCTGACCACCATGGAGCCGATTAAGGAAGCGGTGGCCACCTATGTGGAAAGGGCAGCCGAAAAGCTGCGCGCGCAAAATTCACTGTGCAAGAAAATCCGCGTCAGCATCCGCACGGGCATGTTCAACCCCGAGGAAGCCAAGTACGCCAATGGCGCGCTGGTTGAGCTGCCATATCCCACCAACGACGTGCGTCTGCTGACCAAGGCGGCGGTGGAGGCGGTCAACCGCCTGTTTCGGCCTGGCTTCAAATACAGTAAGGCTGAGGTTTTGCTGATGGATCTGCGGCAGCCGGGTGAGTTCACAGATGACCTGTTTGCTCGGTCCCAGCCTGCTGCTGCGGAAAAGGTCATGGGAGTTCTGGATGAGATCAATCAGCGCTGGGGCAGGGGGACGCTGCGTTCTGGAAGCGTCCCTGCGACGGCTGATTGGGGGATGCGCCGGGAGATGATGAGTCAGAGTTTCACTACAAGGTTTAATCAGCTGTGGACGGTCAAATGCAATTAGCAAGACCGCCCTGATTTTCGAGAGTTTCAGGTAACGGATAATATTTTGAGTAAAAATCTCTGCACGGCTTTTATATCTCGCTCGATGTCGATGGGTGGAGCCAGCTTAAGGTTCTGGCGTGTACGGATAAGATGAATTAATTAATCTATGTTAAATAGTGGTTTTTGCGTTAAATACAGAAATTGCCGTTAATGATAGAGCAAAAGGTTGCAGGGCAAATTTTTTCTGGAATTGCTTGTGGTGACTTGAATTCGTTGTTGTTATAACGAAAGCGGTGAATTGGTTTTATGTGCTGACGAGTAGGTGAGATAGGCTGTATCTTACATTTTTCCTCTCGGAAAATGTAGCCTAGCTCTTTGTCTGGTATGGCCATCATGAACTTGTCATCGCCAATAAACGCTAATAAAGAATCACTATAGGATGTCTCAATGTTACAAGCTGCGGGAGGTAGGTGGAAAGACGCAAAAACGAGTACCTCTTTCATCGTTTTGTCGATAAATCTTGTATCTATGCTTGAAATTGAGCCAGCCAAAATAAAAAATGTATATGCTGTTCCAATTAATGACGCAAAGCCTAAATTGAAGTCTCTGACGTCGCTCTGCTTAAAATTTGTACATGAATCAAAATAACTTCTTTTCTTCTTCTTGATATCGTGAAGATAGTTTTTCTTAATAATGTTTAAAACTATAAATGCAAACGCAGGAAATATTCCGTGCAATCCAACATAAATCCATAGTGCTACGGATATTATTAGCGTGAATATTTTCTGTGCGGCCGGAAATTTTGCGGGGTCTACGTGTGTGTAGTCGGCAAGAGTAGCGTCGGATATTGCGTTGGCCATCGCCGCTATGATCAAGGTTGCGAGAGCTGCGGAGATTTTCAATAGGCCGGAGTATTGTTTGTACTTCTTTGTTAGATTGTAATAGCTGATAGAGAATATTATAGTGCTAGTGCAAATTATAAGGAATTCTGTGATGAAAATTATGCGCGGTATCGCCCCGCCCATCGCTTTTAGAAGGGCGGTCAAGAAAAGCAGGCCGACTCCGAGAATTATTGCCAGAGCTGAGTAGTCTGCAAGCTGCCATTCGTGGAAGCTGTAGTTGAGTTTGAGTGTTGGGTTTTTTATCCATATGGTTTTATTTTTTAGATATCTATCGGCGTAATAAAAAGCGGCGATGAATATGAAGAAGGTTATGATGATCGGGAGTATTATCATTAATAATGCCGCGTTGTGCGAGTGGTATATTGACTATGGTGTTCAAAGTTTCTCAAGCTATCTTGGTTTGAAATTTCTCCCGGCGGGCGTTTCTGTGGTGGTAGCTGATATCTCGAGCGGATTGCAAAAAATTGTTTATGTCTAGAATATGATAAGGTCTAGATCTATAATCGTTTCCTTTGTCAATGG